TCAGGTGCTTGGTAGCCGCCTTTTCCTGCCATAATCACTCACCCTTTCTTAATTTCTCAATGGTTCGGGCTGCATACTCGTGGAAGGACAATTTCTCATCCACGAAATCTGCGTGCATAACTAACATATTTGTTAGACCGCTTAAAAATCTTGTTACTGCTGTAGATAATTCTAAAAATAAATTAGAGATCAGGGCGAGTAAATCCCAAGGAGTAATCCTTATAGGGAGTTCTTCTTCGCCCTGTTCTTCATTGTGCATTTAAATTACTTAGCACCCTTATTGGTACCACGAGTACCTGATGGTTGCTTGCTGTATACGATTGTTCCAATTTTAGGCTTGTTTGCTGCAGCCTTTGGTTGGATCTTTGCTGGTTGTACATTGGCTTTACCCATACCGCCTTGATTGGCAGGCTTAGGTGCCTTGATGCTCATTGGTGATGCTTTCATTTGTTTTCTCCTATAGGGGTTTATGTTTAGGCAACCGTGATATCAGACGGGTTGCCTTCTGAGAACACCAGCACTTAAGTTGGCCTGCCCAGAAGAATTAAGTCCAGCAAGTAATGTTTGTAGTGCTGGTCTACCACCAGGAGCCATTCCCTGTTGTCCAGGGGCTACTCCTGATAAACGTCCTGATGCTTGTAACCCTGCTGGAAGATTAGGTTCTCCAGAAGGGGCCTGGCCTGGGGCGACAGCCTCACCAGCGGTACTCTGCGCTTCTGGAGAAACTTCAGGTTGTGGTTTAGGAGCAAATGCTTCCTGCACAACTTCTTCAATAGATTTACCTTTTTGGCGGCCATCAATAACGGCTGCCATTGCAGTAAGAATTTGTGAAGGATCTTGCCCTTGCGCTGCCATAGCAGGTAACGCTTGTGCATAACCAGAAACTGCTTGAATCAACGAATCTCTTAGTTGTTCAATTTCAATCTTTTCTTCTTCCATAGTAACGTTAATTTCCCAAGGCATCTGACGGCGTAGGAAGTCACGAGAAATTAATTTATCTCCGCGAGCTTGTAATCCAAATACTAATGCTCTATTTGGATCAAGTCCTGCCATAAGGCCATAAGTAACATCACACCAATAATCGCCTTGAATGGCTTCTTTTGGCTTATAGGTAATTTCATAAGGAGCGCCAGCGTTAACACCGCGTACTTCCTTTTCAATATCACCAAATACTTGTTCATCCATTTTAAAACATACGCGCATTACGTGACGGAATGTTTCCGCTAATACTGCTTGTGCTGTTTTAACTTGTGTATCAAAGCCACCCATAAGTGCTTGTACACCACGACCAGTTACGATAGAACCAGATTGTTGTCCTAGACGACCTTCTGGATAGCGTGAGCCAACACGCATTTCTTGATCTAGGTTTGCGTTCTCTTGGAAGATTCCCGCTGGAATGTCTAATGCGACACGGCGGATCTTTTCAGGATTGGCTGATCTAATAGTGGCATCTGGACCAATTTCCAGTACGTTCACATCTGCGGGTAACGCGAAAGGTGCTTGAACGGATTTCTGGGCTGCTTCCAGAGCCAAAGTTGCAAAACGAGAGCGTGCTACTTGGACCCACATAACATCGTCAAATTGTCCGCGTTGGTTCTCATCTGAGTCAACTCCTGGACGAATTGCGATAACTACTGTTAGTTCACCAAGTTCATTCTTGGCTTGTGCTAATACTAAGTTGTTGCGTTCTGGTAAATATAAAACTGTTTGATCTTTGTCTTGATAGCGGTACATCTCAAGCATACGCTCAGATTCACGCTTCTCATAAGGTCCACGAATTGATGATTCAAATTCTGGAAATTCATTACATAATTCACGAACACTCTTGGTGTATCTCTTGGTATAGGTAAGTAATTTACCAAAGCGATCCCATTCAGGATAAGCACCAATAGGAGAATCAATACGAATCATTGGGCGATTATTTTCATAATCAGGTTCAATAATAAATGGCAACATACCAAAGGTAATATAACGATCTGCACCTGTGTACATTGTGGTTTGTAAATTACAAGAATCTCTATATCCAGCAGCAATCATACTTCTGATATCAGCACGCTTGCGTGCGCGATCAGATGTGCTATTGGTAGTCATACAAGAGAATGTAGGTAGTGGGGCAATAACTTCTGCTACATCTCGTGCTGCCACGTCAATAAAGTTAGCCACCATAGGCTTTGGATAATCGTCTGGGAACTGGCTAGGAAATACTTGTTGAATGTTACCTTGACGAATTGAAAGCAGGTCGGCATAACGAGCATCGCGAGTTGTGTACTTCTCACGTAACTTCTTTACCTTGCCACTGATCTCTAGGATGTCTAGTGCCAAAACGTTCCCCCGTTTACTGCGTGCTTCTCTTGAAGTTTCGCATATTCTTCTAAGTTAACAACCTGGCGTTTGCGTAGGTCATTTGGTGTAAGGAATGGATTCTTAACCCAAGATCCGCCATATACGCCTGACTGGTTGATGTAACTTCTCATTTGAGTTTCAGCAAACCAGAGGGCCATAGGACCGTCTTGTTTATTTTTTGTTCCTGCTGACCAAGTAATTAATTGCTCAATCAGTGCCTTAATGTGTTCATTATCTGTTCTTGGTAATTCTAAAAGATTATTTTTTAAATGTTTTCCAGTTGCATCAGATGATCCAAACAAGGGAGCCATTGAAGCTACACCAAACTCTGCATCCATCTTGTTTGCACCTGTGTAGTGCTGAACTAATCTAATACCTCTAGTGGCTAAGAAATTATTAATCTCTTCGTCTTGGGTAAGGAATAGCTGGAAAGCGTTTTTCTCAATTACCCAAACCTTAGGTTGGTATCTTTCAGTCCAAGCAAATATTAATTCTCTAATTGCCGCAGGTGTAGGCGCTGGCATCCTGCTTGCGTCAAGCAAGTACCGCTTGCCAGTGCCACGGTCTCCCGCTAATACTACGGAGAAAGTATCTCCACTCATTGCTGGGTCCATAGAGCAAACTACATACTGAGATGTGATTGTTTCTGGGTGTCCAGGAGCGCCTGCTATTAAAGGTCCAGCAGCACGCATACCTGCTACAGATCCTCTTACACACTCAGGTGAAAAGACTGCGGTAGATTCAACATCTTGTTGCTGGTAAACCATTGCCCAAGTCTTTGGGTCTAATACTCCACGACGCTTGCGAAGATTAACTCCATCCCATCTGGGATATAAGCCATTTTTGTCAGCAGGTGTTGAATCATTTGCCCAAGGTCTATCTGACATAGGCCAGAGAGTTTTCCATTTGGCTGGGTCATCATCAAATTCTAAAACTGCTGGCATAGCCAAGTAAGTCCAAGGTGATTTATCATCTGGATATCTTTCTGGGTTACGCATCTCGCGGTATAGGTCCATAGGATCTACACGGGTGCCTACAACTAGAATCTTGCCAGTAGGACCAACACGAGTTAAAACTTCCTGTTGGATCCATCTAATTTGTTTCTCATACTCATTAGCATTTGCCAGAGTCACACAGTCGTCTAGGATAATCAGATCAGCACGTGCGCCGTAAATCTGACCACCGATGCCTAATGCCTGAAGAGTAGGATCTTTCTCACCAGAGTCGCGCTCAAGGTAGATAGCGTCCTGGGTCCACTTTTCGGAGGTAGCCTTATAGCCTTCAACTGGAGCGTAACGTCTTTGTAGTTCTAAATAGTTTGGGTGGGTAAGTCTTTGCTTAACTGCATAAAGAAATTCTTTTGCCATTGACTGAGTTTTAGAAACCAATTTAATACGTACATTGGGATCTATGCAGATCCGATAAGTAACATAGTCAATAGATACTGTCATTGACTTGGCGTGTTCAGGAGGCATATTGACTAGGACGTAATTTGGCATCCCTGGTTCATAAACCATATTCTCGTGAACCCAAGCAGGCTTGCCTTCCTCAAGAAGGCTTATAACATTCCTCTGATGGGGGAAGGTCTGAGATGAAAGGTAGGTTGCTCTAAAATCTTCAAATGTAATTGAGGCATCTTCTGGGGAAACTACACCTTTACGATTTCTTACCTCACGAGATAGATCAATTGTTTTCTTAAAATCTGGATCACTAGCCCGATAGTATTCATAAGACTTTACAGACTTGCCAACTGCGCGGCAAGAATCTTCCACCGTGTAGCCTTGGTTGATTAGGTCAATAATCTTCTGTTTGGCATCACTGCTAGAAAATGATGCACCAGGGGCGAGCTTAAATCTGTTGCTATCGCCTGGTCTAGGTTTAGACATAACTATCCCAATCTTTAGGGGGTCCTTCAGTGGACCCCTTCTTGGGGGGTCGCAAGGCTTACAGCCTTGCTTCCTATTGGGAGAGCGTGGGGCTGGAAGCCCCTAAGCGATCCGTTCGTCTCAACTGCATTGTTCGCTTGAGGCTCACACTGCCGTGAGCCGAACGGGGGATTCTGTTTATTTAATCCCCTATTATATACTAAGGCGGGAGATTTGCCTTTTATCCCGCATTGTGTTACGTGATTTATGTCACATTGTATATAAGTAGTATTACATACTGGCTTTGAGCCTAAAGTATTTTTATAACCGTCTCAATATATGAGATGCTATCTCAGTATTTAGAAAAAATATTGTGGTGGATAGTATAGGGGGAGGGGCGACAATCTTAAAAACCCTCGGGTCGTTGCCGTCAGCTCTTCATTTATTCCCCACCATAATTACTACCCACCCCCCGCTATTGGTGAGCTATTGGTCAATAATTGGAGGGGCATTTAACTACCTTATAAGGGGCTTCTCTTATGTAATAAGGGCAAACTAGATCGTTAAATGGTGTTAATTGGTTATTAAAAGCGAAGCGGGCAACTATCCCTTACCACCACTTAGCCCCACTCTCCACCCCATAAGGGGCGGGGAATTGGTAAGGGCGGGGGAATTGGTAAAGCTTTACCCGTCAGCTCACGGCTTTAGCTAATAGCTATTGGCAAACCCTAAACCTAAGGTAGAGAGTAAGGGGCGAATTATTGTTATCTAATCGTTATAAAATAGTGCTTGATCTTAGAGCTGGCGGGTGTATTCTGCTCTTATTGGTGGGACTAGCTACCAATTAAGAGCCTATAAGGAGAGTAAGAATAATGACCCGTAAAGATTATGTAATGATAGCTAATAACATTAAATCAATTAGCAATTGGGAGAATATAAGCCCCACTACCGCGCTTTTAATAGCTTGTATGTTTGCGGAAGATTTACAAGCTGATAACCCACGATTTGATCGTCAGATATTCTTCTCAGCTTGCGGGGTTTAAGAGCTTAAAGCCTTCTCCCGTCCCTTACCTATCGGTAGGGGGCGGGGGTGGGGGTTAAGATTTAACCACCAATTAAATGCCTATGAAGGGGGATTTAATGAAGAAGAGCATCACGGCTTATTCAATTCTAGCCGATAGCGAAGGCGTTGCGTGGGTAGAGGGTAGCTTTACTCAGCCCCGCATTAACTCACTTATAAGAGCTTATAAGAAGGCGGGAATTAACCTAACCGCACACGGCTCACCTAATCAGCTCACCGCACAATTAGAGCAGATCAACGCGGTATTAGATACCAATACCACCGCCCGCGCTCTTAGAGCTGAAGGGCGTCTAATGGTAGTGGGGGTGGGTTTCTAATGAATTGGAATAATGAAGGGGCGATCTTCCAACGCACAATAGGCGGAGAGAGGGCGCATAAGTATTATTATATTTGGGAGATAGACGGCGGGCAGTGGATAGCGGGGCGATATTGGTTTTCTAGGGAGATTGATTACCGCTTAACCTTTAAAACGGCAGACAAGGCGCGGGCGCATTGTGAGAAAATGGATAATGAAGCGGTAATAATTAAGGCGGTGATCTAATGACTATGGACGAAGAGCTTAACTATATTAGACGCAAGCTCAACACGCTGACGGGGCAAGCTCTAGCCAATTTTGAAGCGGTATTGGAACGCGACCCCGATCAGATCACTAACCAATTAAATGATTTTGAAGATTATCTAGCAACACTAGGTTAATCCTTGACTATTGCCTACGATAAGGGGACAATCGTGGGTAATGGTAAGGGCTTAGACTAAGCTCTTAAATTAAACTCTGAAGGGGGTTTATTATGGAAGGTAAGGAGATACTAGCTACGCTCTCTAAAATAGAGGGTGGAGAGTTTTACAACATATTCAACCTATTGCCCGATAGTGCGGGCGGGGCTGAGTGGATTAAAGAGATTAAATACACCGCGCAACGGGTGGCGGAATATATCCAAGCGGACGATCAATATACGCTGGAAGATTTAAGAGACTTAAACCACGAATACGCCAATGGTGAGTGTGAGACTTACTATTTTAATATAAACGCGGAAGTCCAAGCCCTCAGCTTATGGGCATTAGATGAAGTCAGCGATCTAGTAGCGGAATTGAACGAAGGTAGGCCGTATCCTAGCTTTACCGACTTAAACACACAATACTTATACGCGGGCAAGCTCATCACTTGGGACGCGGTAGTAGATCAAGCCTTCATTAACACGGAAGAATTGGCGGACGCCTAATGACCACTAAAACTATAATCCGCGCCCTATTTTGGGGCGCAATGTTGCTTGGGTTGTATTATTTATCCACCCATATCACTTGGGTTAATGACCACTTCTGCTTTAATACGATTGACGCGTGCTACGGGGTAAATAAATGAACCTATACGGGGCAATTTGGCAGAATAAAGAGCTTGAGATAGAGGCAGACACCACTTACCAAGCGCAGTTAATAGCCGTTGATAAGTTCCAAGCGTTAGCGGGTAGGCGCAAGGTTAAGGGTTATCAAATATCAATAGCTTTATTAAAACTAAATGGTGCGGAATATATCCACACCGCCACAAACTAGAAGGGGTAAGTAAATGAGTATAACTACACACAAAGCTAACGAATATGTCCTTAATTTTTTATCAGAGATTGACCGCGAAGGGTGGAGTGGTCAGAGTGATGAGTATATTAGGGGCGTTAAGGAGACGCTCTCTCATATTAACGGGTTATTAACGGGCTCTATCCAATGGGGGAGTAAATGAGCGAGATGTCTATTAGCTGGGGAGAATTAGCACAATTAAACCACGCCACGCAAGTGGCGGGGTTTGGCTTCTGCTTATGCGAAGATATAGCTGACGATCAGGACACGCCATACGCTGACTGCCCTACAAGCAAAGCCGAGCCGACTATAAACGATATAAACAAACAAATAGAAGAAGGGGCTATAAAATGAACCAACAAACTACCGACTACCTAAAAGAAATGACACAATTCCTAACTGCTGACGCTTGGAGTGAGGAAAGGATATTAGAGCTATTAACTAATATCTACTTAATGGGACAAAGCGACAAACTAACCGAAGGG